GGAATCCCTTCCTCCCCCCACCGAATCTCTTGCTTCAATATGCTCTCTCTCTCAACGATCACCACTCTCATTGTTCTGCTTAACTTTCACGCTAAGCGCAAACGCAATGAAACGACCAAGACACTAACCTTTCCAATTCGAAATATACTTTTTGAATGGGAACATCGACGCTCCATCCCGCGTCTTCCAGATCCTAACTTTAAGCTGTTTGACTACTCCAAGTCACTTCTCGCTTACATCGATCTCATCACGTGTCACAAATTGCACATTCACCTCCAGCAAAATCTCGACTCAATTCGATCTTCATACAACAAACGTGACGAACCATTCGACCTCTACGAATACATCTCCGATCACGACATCCCCGAAGACCGACTACCCCAATCTGGCATTTCAGTTCAAGACCGCCGCTATCATTCTATCCCCCCCGGCACTCTGAACATAAACCAACGCCAAACTAATATTGTCGATGATTCTACCTTCGTCGATTCCCCCGACGCTGACTCTCCGTCCATCTACTCTGATGAACTTGACTTGTCTGGAAATCCCCCCCACCCCGCAATCCAACAGATAATCTTTGACTGGTTTCCCCAGTATATGATATATCTCAGCGACTACTGTCGCCCCCCTTCCTTTGGTCCCCAAGCATTCCGCGACTTCAACCGTCCTACGGAATCTTACCCCCCTCCAACTCCCCAACGTCATGAAGACATTATGGAAATTGTTCGCCTCAAAATGGCAATTAAACCATACCGACCTCTTCACTACGTCGACGCCCTCGCCGCCGAGACCCCCCTCTCGACATCCGCGTCCTACTACTCTAAGTTCCGCCCCGAATCACGCATTTACGCGCGTTATTCTACGCCTTCTCGATACTCCGATAGACCCTCGTCTAAAGGATATCACTTCAACGTAATGATGAACGAATTCCGCATGGAATATCACAACATCAAATATTACGGCGCTCCCTTCTCAACTATCAATCTCGACCCTGATCAAGAACACTCTCTTCTTGACACCTGGCTCGCGAAACACCCCTCCCAGTTGTTCATACGTACGCAAATTTCCAAACGCGACCCGAACGACCCTAAGAAGATCCGCCCCGTCTACTCCGTTGACGATCGTTTCCTACACCTTGAAAAGACTCTCACCACACCTTCGCTCATGCAACTTCGCAACCCTCAATCCTGCGTCGCTCATGGACTAGAAACCTTCCGTGGCGCTATGGCTCATCTCAATAGCCTTGCACTGTCTTTCACGTGTTTTATCTCCCTCGATTGGTCTCAATACGACCAACGCCTTCCTCGCTATGTTATCATAGCCTATTATCTCGATTTTCTCGCCTCCCTTCTCATTATATCCCATGGATATATGCCCTCCCGTGGTTATTCCAACACCACTCAACCTATCGACTCATTCGCTTCTAAAATTTTCAACGTACTCGTGTTTTTACTCACATGGTACCTGAACATGACCTTCCTCTCATTTGACGGTTTTGCATACACTCGCCTAAACGGTGGAGTCCCCTCTGGACTACTCAATACCCAGATGCTTGACTCCTTTGGCAATATGTACATCATCTCCGACTGTCTCCTCGAATCCGGTCTGTTCTCGAAACAAGAATGCCTCGAAATGTTATTCTGTGTTATGGGTGATGACAACCTCATCTACCTGCACGCTAACATCGACAAAGTTACGCGATTCATGTTATTCCTAACTGAATACGCCACCCGTCGACACGGCATGATCATTTCTATACTCAAAAGTGTTTACACTTCCCTTAGAAATAAGATCTCTTTCCTCTCCTATGAGAACAACCTTGGCATGCCAACCCGGCCCATCGGTAAGCTAGTTGCACAACTAGCCTTCCCCGAACGGCCTGTACCAAAAGAGAAAGAATGGATCCACGCTGCCCGCGCACTAGGCCTTGCCTATGCCAACTGTGGCCAAGACCCAGTCTTCCATCTCCTTTGCGAAAAGGTATACCATCGCTTCCGGCCTTCCACCCCTATTAAGGGCGTGTCAGTACAGAAGATATTCGCAAAATGGGAACACCTCCTCGCAGAATTCTCTATCTCTGATGAACTCTACGACTTCCCCGACTTCCCGTCGATCAATGCGATCATATCTCTTGTCTCCACGTATCACGGTCCTTTCTCCGAAATGGACAAGTGGAATACAGACGTCTTCGACGTCCCACCGAGTGACAACCTGACTGATTACGTTACGCTCAAGGATTACATCAAGCTTTCGCCTGATATGTCCGCCATCGTACGCAATTTTATGCTAGGTACGAAATCCTAATAAGATTTCCGTCAGTTTTCTTTAATTTAACATAAAAATAAAAAAAAC